ACTCCAAGCTCCCGCTTCAGCCTGGCCAGATCGTCCGGCCACTGGTCCCCCAGGAACTGCTCCCACCGCCGCTTGTCCTGCCAGTACAGGCCCGGGTTCATTGACCACTGGTACCCCGCGTCGATCACGGCCTTGCCCGCAGCCGGGTGCAGATGCTCGATGATGACGTCAGGGCAGTAAACCAGGGTCCCCAGGTCCTGACCAAGGCGCTTCCAGAAGTCGTCCACGAACAGGTGCATCAGCGGGGGCGGGGACATATAGCCGAGCACCCGCACGATCTCGGCTGACAGCACCACGGCAGTCGGCAAGTTAGCTCCCTGAAACAAGTCATTGCCGTAGGCCACGCCCGGCCGGGTCCCCAGCGACCAGCACAGCCGCTCATCCCACAGCAGGGTCCGCGGCCGATGGTCGTCCCCCATGAAGCCGATGAAATCGAAGTCGCCTGCTATCTCCTTGGCGGCCCAGTTCAGCACCGGACCCATCCGGCGCACGTCGGACGGCGCAGTCCACAGCTCCGCCCACGGCGCCTGCCGGTACAGCCTCTCGCGGTAACGCGGCAGCTCCGGGTCGTCCTGGTCAGCGACGAAGATAAGCGTCGTCATCCGCGGGTTGAACGTGTCCCTGGCCTTCTTCGCCACCTCGACGGCACTCTCCGGCCGCCCCCTGGTAGGTACGACCATGCCGAGCTTCACGAATGCGTTCACGCCTCATCGTCAGCGATGGCCTGGCGCACCGCCGCGTCCTTGGCGTCGATGAGGCGCTGAAGCGCGATGGTCAGCTGCGGGCCGTCGTTCAGCTCCCGGATAAGCTCAGCGCCGAGCGCATGGAACAGCGCCGAGACCTTCAGTGCCCCGTCCGGCAGGTGCGGGTTCGGGATGAACCAGCGCAGCTTCTCGATAGTGTCCGGATGCCGGCCGCTGAACTCCTGCGGAATCCTCGGGGCCTCACTCACCTGAACGCCTCCACCACCTCGGCCACCGTCCCGGGACGGTGCCCGTTCGCCTGCTTGTGCCGCGGCTCCGGCGCCGGGCACAGCCTGTCGCACACCATGGTGACAGCCAGGGACAGCCCGTCGCGCTTGCTTTCCACCCGGACCTTTGCCTGGAGGTCCCACAGCACCTTCAGGGCCTCCGTCAGCCGGTACGGCCCGGCCTGCGCGGCCAGCTCGCGGCGCCGGGCCAGCGCCTCCCCGGCCGCGGCAACACTGCCCCCGGCCGCCAGCCGGAGCGAGTCAGTCAGGCACCGGATGAGCTGGCTGGCCACCCAGGCATAATCCCCGGTGGCGCACAGCGCCTCCTCCAGCACCTGATGCGCACGGGCGATGTCCCCGGTCACGGCAGCGGCCAGCAGCTCCGGCGCGAAATCCCGCTCACCGGTCAGCTCCCGCCACATGGCCAGCGAGGTAATGCCCACCGACGTCACCTGGTCCAGCTGCATGATGGCGTCCCGCATGCCGCCCTCGGCGGCCTCGGTAATGGCGGCCAGCAGCCCCGGCTCGGCCGGGATGCCCTCTGCCTGGCAGATGTGCTCCAGCCGGGCGAGGATAACCCGGTCCGGGATGGGCCGGAACGGGAACTTCATGCACCGGGACCGCACGGTGCGGGGCACCTTGCCGAACTCGGTGGTCAGGAACAGGAACAAGGTCTGCGGCGGCGGCTCCTCCAGCACCTTCAGGAAGGCGTCCCACGCCGCAGGGCTCATCTGATGACACTCGTCCACGATGACCACGCGCCATTCCCCGCCAGACCCGTACAGCACCTCAGTGCGCAGCTCGCGGATGCGGTCCACGCTGCCGTTGCTGGCCGCGTCCAGCTCGATGACGTCCGGGCTGTTGGACAAGGCAACCGCCTTGCAGCTCGCGCACTGCCCGCACGGCCACTCAGCAGCCGGGCCGTCCTCTGTCACGCAATTCAGGGCCATGCCGAGGATGCGCGCAGTAGTGGTCTTCCCGCAGCCGCGCGCCCCGTGGAACAGCATGCCGGGCGGCAGCTTGCGCCGCCGTGCCATCTGGTAGAGCACCGCAGCGCTGGCGGTCTGGCCGGCCACATCCGAGAACCGCTGCGGCCGGTGCTTCAGCGCCAGGGGCTCGTGCTGTTCGGTCATACCGGGTCCTCAGTAAGGTGGGCCAGGCTGAAGCCCCCGCTAAGCTCGCTCATTCAGGCCTCCTGACCGGGATGTCCGCACCTAGGAACACCTTGCCTGCCTCGGTCAGCTCAGAGACCGGGATGTCAATGCTGCGCCCGGCCAGGGCCAGCAGCTTCCGGGTGTCCTCGGTGATGCCAAGCTGGCAGGCAGGCTCCGCCTGGCGGACCAGCTCGTAGTAACCCTCGGTGCCGCACGTCGTGCAGGCCCAGTACCGGGTGTCGCCGCCCAGCTCGGGCTCCATGTGCCCGGAACACTCCGGGTCCAGGCAAGGCCGCTCCTCCGCCACCCAGGGCTTACTCACGAGCTGGACTCCTCGTTGCGCCGGGTGAAACCACGGCCCGCCCAATCGGCCTCCAGGGCACGATCCGGAAGCAGTACCAGCTCCCCCGAAGCCACGAAGTCAGCAAACGAGCGGAACTCGTCCATGACGCCTCCCGCGGTTGACGAATAGTAAGGGACTTACTTATACGCCGACGCGCGAAAGACCGGCCACCGCCACGTTCTCGGTCTCGTCCTTACACCGCGGGCAGAAGTCCTCATCGTACAGCGCCCCCAGCAGCCCGGCCGGGATGACGAACCCGCAGCCGACACAGGAGGGCCGCAGCAAATCACCCTGGCCCAGGTCCTCGGCGCCGAAGAAGTCCATGCGGTAGGCGGTGTGCTTCGCGGCTCCCAGCCAGCTCGCCTTCCCGGTCAGCGCAGCGTAGGCCTGGTACGGACCGAGCTTGCCGGTGAGCAGGAACCGCAGCTTGTACTGGTGCTGATCTCGCACCAGCCACATATCAGCCACGTGCCTCTTGGCGTCTTCCTTCTCCTGCTGCGCCCCGGCATAGAAGCTCTCCGACTTGATGAGCACCGGGACGGACTCCGCCTCGTCCCACCGGCGCAGCGCGGCAGCCAGAGCAGCAGGGTCGTCGTCGGTGTCCAGCTCGCACAGCAGCCGGGGCCGGGACGGCAGCTGGGCCTCGGCGGGCAGCACCTCGAAGAAGGCCCCCGCGTCCATCCACGGCGCCAGCTCCACCCCGAACCTGATGAGGAAGTCCCCGGCCTGGTACACGTCCACGGGCCGGGTCACCCCGAACTCGGCGTAGTCGGTGCCGGCCCACCGGTTCCGGTAGCCCAGCGCGTCGGAGGCCAGCCGCACAGTGCGCTTGGCGATGGGCGGGAACCCGGTCTTCTCGCACGCCCGGTACGCCGCGCGCCGGATGGCGAACCGCCAGTGCTCGTTGGACACGAACCGGTACTTCTCCGGCACCCAGGCCTTCACCCGCAGCCGGCACGCCACCGAGGTGTGGTCCACCGGCTGGACCGGCCGCTCGTCCAGGTCCCGCTCCCGGTCCGCAGCCTGGATGTACTCCCGGCGCAGCTCCAGGTCCTCCGGGGAGCAGCAGCCGCAGGCATTGCCCTGGCAGTGCTGGTCGCACCGGGCCACCCACTCGTTGCCGCCGGCATTGGGACCGACCTGGGCGTCATAGGTGTCCGCGTCAGTGTTCTCCAGGAACTCCACCATGGACCGGTACGCCCGCCACATGAGCCTGCGGTCCACCCCGGTGCTGATGTGCTCCCAGCCGAACAGGTCGTGCTCGAACCGCTCGCCGAACAGGTCGGCCAGCCCGTTGAGGAACCCGTGCCGGACCAGGGCGGCGTCCAGGCGCTCCCTCATGTCCTTGGCGAACCCGCCCCAGGACGCGGTGCCCAGCTCCTCCAGGACGTCTGTGATGGCCTCTCCGGCCTCCCTGGAGGCACGCTGGCAGGCCTGGAAGAACGCGAGCTTCGCCGGATTGGCCTTGGTGCCCAGCTTGAACATGATGCCGCGGTCCCGCAGCGCGTCCATGGCCTCCTGGAGACTGTAATCCGGCGGGGTGGGAGCGAACCACTGGAGCGGGGTCTGCGCCTCGATGAGCAGCGGGGTCCACGAGAAGATGATCTGCACCCCCCGCCCGCGCTCGCCGAACGATTCGCGGATGGCGGCCAGCCGCTCACCCAGCCGGACGATGGCCATGACGTCCCCGACATCCTCGCCCGGCCAGTTGGAAATCATGTACAGCTTGACCTTGCGGATGCCCGCGGCGATAGCCCGAGTCGCCGCCTCGCACACCGCTTCGTCACTGACGCCCTTGCCGGCCAGGTCCCGCATCCGCTGGCTGTTGCCCTCCAGCCCGAGGGTGATGGATGTGGTGCCTCCGGCCGCCATGAGCACGGAGAAATCATGGTCGGCGATGAAATCATCCACCCGCATGGAGCTGGAGGACACCTCATCGGTCACCTTCTCCAGCAGGGCAGCCAGCAGGTTCTTCTTCTCCGTGTGCATGGGGAAGTCGGGGCCGAACGGGGACAGCTCATTGCTGCCCATGTTCAGCCGCCACTGCTTCGCATGCTCGACGGTGTAAGCCACAGAATGCTGCCGGTACGGCTTTGTGGCCCACGACAGCCGGCAGA